ATATTACCTAATAATTTTCCAAACTATTCTAATAAAGGAATAATTATTATTTGTAGAGTTTGTCCAATACTGACCATAGCTGTTTGCATATTAGCCATAGCTTTATTATATTTCTGTTTGGCTGTTTTTTCTGTTTGCTTCATTAAATAATCATACGCCCCTGTATGGTTTATAAGGGAGCGAAATATTTTGACATTATCTCCCATATTATTTCCCAGTAAATCCAACATACCTGATAATGCCCGAATATTTGGGAATACTTTTGCAGCAACATCCTCACCATAAGTGTTCATCATATCCTTGATGTCCATCAATCCTTTTAATAAACCGTCTTCTTTTATTGTTTTTCTTAATTCCACAGAAGAAGTTCCCATTCGTCCTAATGCTTCTTCTGCTTGTTTGGATGGTTTTGTTAAAGATGCTAATATTTGTCGTAATTGCATTGAAGCTGTCCCCGCATCCGTCCCTGTTCTTGTCATTGCTGCTACAGCTGCACCAACCTCATGAAATTTAACTCCCATTTGAGAAGCTAAAGGTAACACCATACCCATTGAAGTTGCTAATTCTGAAGCCTCTGCCTTTCCTTCTTTTACCGCTGTTACAAGTATATCCGTTGCTTGTGCTGCTGATAAATTTTCCTTTCCATAAGCGTTCATAGCACTTGTTACCAAATCTGCTATATCTTTTGTTTCACCTAATCCACCTGCAGATGCACCAGCTGACATCTTTAAAACTTCCAAAGCCTCAGCCCCTCTAATACCTGCAGAAGTAATAAAGAACATTGCATCAGCCAACTCTTTTGGACTTTTACCAAGTGCTGGAGCTAATTGTAATAATTCATTTTTCCAAACATCAACCTGTTCGGCTGCTACTCCTACCAAACCTGTAATCTTAGTCATTGAAGCTTCAAACTCTTTATAAGCGTTAAAAGAAATAGCCCCCAAAGCAGCTAAAGGTAAAGATAATCTCATTGTCAACATCTTACCAGCCTTTTGCATAGACATAGCTGTCTTTTGCATACGGGATTCTGCTTTCTTCATACCAGCATCAAACTGCTTAGTATTTAATCCCATAAAAGCCATCAATGTTCCAATATTCATAATCTTTTACCCCTTCTTTTTTATATTTCTATTAACGGACTTTGCCATACTCATCATTATACTTTTCATGTCTTCTACACTTTGCTGTTTCTTTGTTTCTTTTTCCCAACCAAACAACATAAATGATTTCGCTTTTCTATATTTCTTTTTAGTATTAGGGCTAATATTATGCAGGTACATTGTTTGAATCCTCATGGAGTCATATATTGCTTTTATTTTTCCGTCGGCTTCTTGCGTGAAGCGTTCCTGAAAATCTTCCATTGCATAATAAAATTCCACAGGGGTCATATCATAAAACTCAAATACTGCAATATGAAACCGTGCTACCGCATATCCGCAAAGCTGGTCAAATGTTATTTCTTCCTCTTTTTCTTTTTTGGTGTTAGATTTGTTTCCGGTTTTTCCGCCGCCTCCTCTCCTAATTGGAAAAATAAGGGAACAAGTTTTACAAATTCATTAAAGCACTCATCTAAAATCCATTCTGCTTCATCTCTTGGAAGTGTAAATGGTATTCCTTCAGCCTTTGCTCCTGCTACCAAAGAATAAAACAAAAGAGGCTCAAAAAGTTCAACATCACCATTTAAAATAGTTTCCATTGAAACTTTATTAGCATCATCCGCATTCCCTTTTTCTACAGATTCTTCTTTTGTTTTTTTTAAGGCATAATAACTTAATCTAACAGGATACTTCTTTTCCTTATACATTATGTGTTTAACCATAATTATTATTTTTTATTTGATTAACAAAAATATGTTTAAAACTTATTTTAAAGCTATTTTAAAGGACTTTAATTTTTTATATATAAGTATATTACTTTTAATATATCTATAAAAATATCCCATATAAATAGCCTACATTTTAAAAAAAGGATTGTGATTAAATCCTATAAAATTATTTTATACTCCTGGAGAGTCTGATTGTGCACCACTGTTTATAACAACAGCACCACTAATTTTTATAGTAACATCAGCAGTAATCTTGTCATCTATTGGTGTATCCAACCCAAGTTCTGTTACCAAGCCTTCAAATTCAAATGAAGTATTCTCGGCATCTGGTAAAATAATCTCATAATTTTTAAGAGTGTCACTCTCATAATCTGTATCTATAAGGTCATATGACGCTCTTGTGAAATTCATTGACAGCGTCACTGAACCACCGTCCTTTAAACTTGCAATAAACTCACGATAACCATCCGTAGAACTCAACGTTGTTACATCAATGGTTTCTCTTGATTTGTCTGGTCCAGATATTGAAGTAATGTCCGCTAATGCTACCCAAGCACCGCCATCCCATCTGTTAAAAATTGTTCCTATTCCTGATACTGCTGCCATAATTATATTCCTTTCTATTATTTAGTTAAAAAAATTAATTTATTCTTTGTATTGTAAAATTACAGACCAACCTTATTCTATTATTGTCGTCAAAATCTAATAAGGTTGGACCGTTAACCAAGCTAATTAATTGATAATTCATACTATCAATAATTATATTTGTTTTTAAATTCAAATAATCTATTACTTCATATATAGCTGTATAAGCGTCTGCATTACTTGTATTTCTTACTCTAATTTGGACTGCCAAATAATTATAAACCTGTTTGCTCAACGTATTTGCTGGGGACTTCCCACTTGTATTGAATACAGTTATCGTATCATCTGGCTTTGCTGCCTCTCTATCTACAAATAAATTTGTCCCAATAGTTAAACCCAAACTACTATCCTCTGCCAAATACTCTGCTATATGTTTTGATACACTTTTACTCATTTATTTTATTTTTGTATTTGCAGCCAATACTAATAATATTGCTTTTTCATTTCTATTAAGAGCTTGTTCAAAAAATTTAGCACCGGAGCCCTCTTTACTCCATTTTACATCTAAAACAGACATTTTCTCCCCCCAAGATGCACCCCTAATCCGTTCATGGACATAAATTGCATAATTTGCAGAGAAACCCATAATCATTGAAGGGTCTTTTATTCCAGATACAACCGTTTTAAATTTAGATATACTTATAGAATGTTCCCCTTTCATTTTTCCTGCCTCTTTTCCTTTCCATATTCCAGGTGCAGCTGTATCCCCTCTTTTTATAACAGAAAACCAACTTGCCCTTAAATTTCCCAAATCAAGAGGAATTAAAGGGGGTGTATTTTCCATATCTCTATGAACAATAATAGCAGCTTCAATCAAACCTTTTGTTGATTTAACTTTAAGTTTCTGGAACTCTTTATTAAGGTTTAACATAACCTTATCCATCCCTTTCAATACTATTTGTCCACTTCTAATCCTTTTTGACATTATACGTATGCTATTCTTAAAAATACATTTGTTTTTTTTATTGCTGGTATTTTCTCAAATTTTCTAATTTCATAAGCACCGTCAATTTCTACCGGTTTTGTATGGTCTGAATCCAAATCTGTTAATCCCCCTAAAAATAAATATCCTTCCTCCACTACATCCTGAGTTACAAATACCCTTACCTTTATTTTTATTTCTTTTCCTTTTACATCCAATACTAAATGGTCTTGTAGTCTGTGACCTTCTTCCCAACGACAAGATATTTCTATGGCGGTATTAAATGTTTTCCCACCATATCCGTCATCCACAGGTGCTGCCCAATATACACAGGTCTGAACACAATTTTTATTTATTATTGATTGAAAACTCATTAGGATTCGTCCTCCGAAATTGCTACAATTTTAATTTTTCTTTTTGGAGCGTTTGTTATTGTTCCAGTTGTATCCAAAGTTATTATCATTTGCCCATACGTTGTCGCTTGTAAACCATTTGCAAATGTACCTGTATATTCAATACTTGCCTCTCCAATTTTCTCTTTCTTCCCCATTCTATCATGGGTTGAGGCTAACATATGAGCCACAAACCACCGACCTATTTCATTTAATAATGTTGCATTAATAGTAACATTTGCATATACCAATGTTAAATAATTATCTGCGGCATCAATTAAACTTTGAATTACAGAGTCTATTTGGTCTGTATCAATTATTTCTTTTACTAATGCTATGGTTGTTGTCATATTATTTCTTTGCCTTCCATAATTTTGGTTCAATAAAATCAATTATTTCTTTTCTTTTCCACTCCAAACCTAGCCATTCAATAGCTTCTTTCATTTGACTATAATTTCCATCCACCATACGCTCAGGATAAACTATTTTAACATTCAATCCAAATGTTATCATTTCTACAAATCGTCTCTCGTGCTGCCTTACCCACCATAACCAACCATCCCTTTCATTATCAACTCCTACAGCTTTTTGAATTTGAGATTTTGAAAAAGCTCTCATAAAGCCAGTCTTTAAACAAGAATTTATAATATCTGAAGTTTTTCTTCTAACAATAATCCATTTTGCATCTGGAAAAGCATGATGCCACATTGGATATGTTAAACATAATTTAGGAGTTTTAATCATCCAATCCCCTGACTTATATCCTTCTTTTTGTATAATTAATTCTACTCTATTTTGTAAATCAATAGGAATAGACATTATATTAACATCCAATAATGGATATTGACAAAGAGGATCTACACTTGCATTACGTAAGTAAGGTTTTATAATTTCATTTCTAATTCTCAAATTTTCAAACATTCCTTTCTGATTATCTTTCCCTACTCCCTGTGTGTTCCCTTTAAAAGCTCCACAAATATTTACAATACCAGCAACCATTGATGTACCTGACCTTGCAACTCCTGTTATTAATATTGGTGATTTCATATTATATCCAATTTTTTTTTACTAAATTATGTTCTACTTCATGCTGTTTTGGTTTTCCATGAAAAGAAATAAAATAAGGTTTTCCTGATTCTTCTTTTTGATTTCTTATAATATTATATTTATAAGATAAAAAACAACCAGGAAATAAATCTTGCCAAAAACTTATTTTTATATTCTGTAATAATATATTATAAATACTCCGTTCACTCCCATTTGTTTTTTCTTCTAACCACTTTAAACAATTTTTTGCTATATAATATAAACCTGCTCCAAACCCTACATTAAAACTTATAAAATCCCCACCTATATATCGTAAATGTTTAGTACTTCGTATTTTAGATTTAAAAGCTTTTCGCACAACAAATAAATCATCTATTGTTGTAAATTTATCTATATTGCTAATTATAACCGTATCCAAATCAATCGCTAAAACTCTGCCTGTTAAACCAGCATTCGGTTTAAACATCATCATTTTTTTAATATTCTGTTTCCCCTCAATATCAATAGGTAAAAAAATAATGTCTTTTTCAAATCCTGAAAAATCTATTAAGTCTGTAAAATCAGTAAAACAAAAAAATCTAAACGGTAAAGTCAAATTTCTTTTGACTGCATTATATAATTTATTTACATACTGATAACTCAAAGATAAATTTCCATTTGGAAAATTATTCCACAAAAAACAAACTATTGATATATCTTCTTTTACACGTGCCATAATTCTGGTGATACAAATTCATTATATATTTCTTCACTAAACTCTAATCCACAATTTTCAATAAACTTTTTAGCCTTATTTGTATCTTGTACAATAGTATGACTATTTATGTCTATATAATTAACAGTATTACTTCGGATTCTATCCTGCAATGCAACCAATTTTAAAACCATCTCCTGACAATATTTTTTTGGTCGTTTTACCCGAGATAATCTTTTTTGCCAAGTTGTGTGATTTTGTAAACTCCTGATAATTTTATTTATATCTCTATAAGGCAAAATCCAAATAGCTTCAGGAAACGCTTTTTTAAGTAAAGGAAATAAAAATAAAATTTTAGAGTCTTTAAATAACCAAACTTTATTATCTTTTACTATTTTTAAAAAGGCTTCCCTTAAATTAAAATCAATTTTTAATTTTTTTGGTATATTTTTAATATCTGATCTTTTTTTCATTTCATTTTGTCGCATTATTTCCTTAATTATCCGCCCTATTTCTTTATTTTCAAAATATCCTTTTTCATTATGCTTATCTCCAGGAGTAGTATTTCCAACCCAAACCCCATGCTTAGCTAATAAACCTGCAATCAAAGACGTACCACTTCTTGGACAACCAGCAATAAAATATATTTGTTCTTTATTTTTCATCTTTTACTTCAATTAATAATACCATTTCCCTTTCATTACAACCCCTGCCATATATTTCGGTATAAGTAAAATATTTATCTAATTTTTCCCTCCACCAAACTTTTGGTTTAACTAAAATATGAACAGGACTTCCATCTGGCAGTAAATGTTTTTTTGCATGCCCCAAACAAATAGTAAAAAATCCCATTACTTTTATATATTGCTGTAATTCTTTTAATATATTATCAATATATATTTCTTCCACATGCTCCAAAACATCAGTGCAAAGAACCATATCAAATTTCCCGTCTGGTTTTTTTTCCAATTTAGGAATTGCTGGTTCATATTTTGTAATTTTATATTTTTTTGTTAAGGCAGCTGATAAAACAGCTTTTCCACAACCATAATCTAAAATAGTTTTAATTTCATTCCCTTCACATAAAATAGAAACCAGACCAAACCATTTTATACCTGAACGACCCCAGTCGTGTCTATTAATATGATGTTGATTACAAAGAGCCTTATAATGCTTTGATATTGTTATCATTTATAATAAATTTATATTTACTTCATTTTTAAAACTTTCAATCACTCCCTTTTCTTCCCCCCAACTATGCATGATTCCTACATAATGAGATTTTGAAATTCTTTCAGCATTGGGATGATTTGGATGGTCACTAAAAGGAATACCTTTCATTACCGTATCAAATCCAACTAATGCAATTTCTTTAGGTTTTAAAAACTCTACTGCTGCAATTACTGCTGCTGTTCCTCTTGTAAAACGAGAAAATTTATGATTTTTCTGTTTATATTTCCATACAGTTTTTCGTAAGGTTATCATTTCTCGTTGTCTATACGCACCATAACTATCATATTGATTTTCTAAATGTTTCCCTTTTGTTAAATAATACCAATATTTATCAGAAGGTTTTCGTTTCGCTTTTCTTGCCTGTGAAAAAGAAACACCAGAAGAAAATACACCAATATTATATTTCTTTCCATAATCTAATTCATCCTGCCAATCACACTCCACCATACGTATTACAATATCATAGGAGTCAATTATTTTACCAAGTTCTCTACCTTGAGTACTTGGACCATGCCCAACTATACATACTGTTTTTTGCATTATAATATTTTTATATTAATTCCATTTTTTATAAAATGAGAAACCATCGCCTTTTCTAAATTCCAGTCATGAACATTTCTTTTTCTTGTTGTGTTTCTTCTAATAAAATCATTTAAAGCCTGAGGATGATGATTCATTGAAAAAACACCTCTTAAAACTGTGTCAAATCCTACTAATGCAATTTCCTCTGGCTCTAATAATTCTATAGACCCAATAATTGCCGACATACCCCTTGAACAATAATATTTTTTACCAACCCATTCCCGTATTGTTTTTCTTAAAATTCTCACTAATCTACCCCTTTTCCAATCAAATGTATCTTGTTCATACTGAAGAGAACGTGTGATTCGCCAATACATATCAGATGGTATCCTTTCAGATGTTTTTGACCATAATAAAGAAATACCTGCTGTAAAAATTCCGATATTATATTTTTTACCATAATCTTTTTCATTTTGAAAACCACACTCCACCATACGTATTACAATATCGTAGGAGTCAATAATACTACCTAACCCTCTACCCTCTGTGCTTGGGGCATGCCCAACTATACATATTTTTTTACCTACATCCCCCATCTCATTAATTTCTAATATATTTCTTATAATTTATTCCACATTTTTCATAAATATCTCTAATCCACTGTTCATTTTTTACAACTTGGAAAGGTCTAGGACAACCATGAAATATTATAATATTAGCACCTTTCGGCAATATTCGTTGCCTTCTACAATGTTTTTTATAGGAGTAAATACCTGGAACTAACCCTGTATTCAAAGCCTTAATCGAAAATCCATTATTTTGGAGCAACTCAATACTGTATTCCTGTTCTCCATAATGGCGTATTTGACCGTCCTTAATATCATACACATTATAAATACTTGTTAAATCTCCATTCCATATTTGAATACCATTAGATATATTCCTTTCAGGATGAGTAGTAGAACGTATCATATATACTTCATTCTGCCCAAGTGTCTCAGCTATTTCAAATAATTGAGAAGATTG